CTATGGGATGGCATTCGTGAAACTCCTGGTAGAATTATGGTTATTTCTTCAAATCATTATTATGATTTAGACCCAGCATTAACTAGACCAGGGAGAATAGATATTACTTTGGAATTATCATATGCGTCACATCAAATTATAAAAGATATTTATAATCATTTATTTGGACAAGAATTAGAAGAAGAAAATTTAAATAAAATAAATGATAATTTTTATTCTCCAGCGGAAATAATTAACATTTATATGAATTCAGATAATGATAAAGAAAGGTTTATTGAAAGATTAATGAGAAATGAACATATTTAAAAGAAAATTCCTTTTCGTTTTCTAGTTTGACTCTTTTTCTTTTTATTGCGTCTAGTTTTCTTTGGTATATCTGTTGAAGATTGTTCTTTTTTATCACTTGGTCTATATCTTAAAAACCATTCCTGATATTCTTCACTTTTTTTATTGTCTTTGAGTTCATTAAATTTTTCAGCTTTTTCTGCGCGCATTTCTTCAACAGTTTCTTGATGACCCATACAGTTAATACTAAAACGTCGTAACAAACCTTTTTGAGCCAATCTATTTTTTTCTTGAACATCAAATAAATATTTAGCCATACATAAAATACGATCTTTATCATAATATGGGCGATTAGCATATAAAAATGCTAACCAAAAACTAAGCATAGTATCAATAGTAGCAATTTTAACGTCGTAACCGCCATCTTTTACGACATTATAACTATGACATGCTAATGGTTGATAAATAAACGCAATAGTATCTTTTCCAACTTTAATTTCATAATGTGGAGCAATTACTTCACCAACACCAGGACGTTTTATAATTTTAATATTTTTAACATTAATATCAGCTAATCTTTCTTTGACAATTTGAGCGGTAAGCATAGGTTCTTCAGAAAGTACATCAAAATCAGGTATTTTTTCTAATTTATGTCTTAAATTTTTAGGCATGTATTGTGAGTACATAGATAAAGCATAACCGCCAAAAAATACAACTCCTTGATCAATTAAAGTTCGTTGAACATTTTCATATATATTATCAGCATATTCTGAATCAGCCATTTGACGTTGAAATTCTACTGTTGCACATTGTTTTGCTGATAAAGGATAATTTTTATTTAATAATGTTAATCTTTTTAACACTTTTTCCCAACGAGTAGTATCTCCAGCAGGTCGTGATAATTCTAAAAACATATTCATACGTAATAAATTTGGGGGTGAATATAGAATACCAGCAACCTTAACTGCTTCTTTTTTAATAGCATTAAATAACTCTTTTGGAATAAAAGTTATATCGGCTACTGGAATAAAATTTACAAAAACTTTATAAGTTCCATGATGTTGTCCTGATTTTCCTTCAACTTCTTGAAACCCATTAGCAACATATAAATCAACTAATTCTTTAGCGTCATTTAATGCGTTTGAACTGTAAAAATCATAATCAGGTATTTCAACATCTTTATTATAAAACTGGTCTTGTTTTGGTAATATATTATTAATTGCAGTTCCGCCATAACAAATTAATTGCTTTTTTCTTAAAAAATTTTCAACAATTCCAATAATACGTTTAATTTCAGCTGAATTAGCGGTTTTTCTGCCTTGTCTTTCTTCTGCTTTATCAACTGCAGCTCTTAATATAGCTAATTCACAATCATTAAATGTCATTTTTTTATCACATATTTCTTTCATACTATAATTACATAAAAAATATAATATGAAATCATTTAATTATTAGTTTAAATATTAAATTTATAGAAATCTGATTGTACAGTTCTTGGGGCATATGCCAATTCTGGATTTTGTGGAGGAGGTAATGGAATAGTAATAGGAATATAACGTAGTTTTTCAGGTTTCAAAACGAACGCATAACCATTTTCATCAAAGAATATATCATTTTCCTCAATGTTAGTATCTATTTTTTGATATCTCATTCCTAAAAGTTGACATCCAATTTCTCTCATAACAATTGAACTAGGATTATCTGGATTTGCGCCTTTATCTGGCATTCCAATTGTCATATTTTGTTTATTAAAATCAATGAGTTCATTCATATCTGGTGTGTATTTAATATCGTAATAATGTAATGCTCGCATAAACACAGAATTACTTGTCATATTAATAAATTTGTAAAACTCAGGAGTTTCTAAAAATGCAATATTACTTCTATCAACAATAATAACAACTTTTCCCATTAATTTTTTTAATTCCACATCACCAAAGTTTTTACCATAATATTCAGAGTCATAATCTTTACTTAATAAAATAGAATCATATGTTTCCAAAAGTTTAGCAAAATTTTGATACATAGTTTGATTTGTGCTTTTAATACGAAGATGAACAATTATAGGATCTAAAGAATTAGGAGCTGTTGAAGTAGAAAAAGCATAATCACGAATAACATTCATAATATCAACAAAATTTATGTAATTAAATGTTTCTTTTACGTAATAACTGTCACTAGTAGAAGTTGCTACAACAGGTTGGTCATCAATAGAAAAAATTTCAAAATCAAGACCTCTAACTCCTTGTTTTAACAAATCTTTCATAACACATAAATCAACATAATCATTTTTATAGTTACCTCCGCTACAACAATTATATGCAGTCTTAATATAATAATCTTTAAAAGTATAATTAAATTGGTCGCTATTATCTATTGATTTAATTTTACCATTTAAATCTCCATAAATAGAATCCATAGATTTACAATTTTTACCTTTTTTACTAGTATAATAAAAGTAAACTAGAAATCCTAATATGATTAAAATTAGCATAACACTAACAATTAATACTACAGCCATTGGTTTTTTTAAGTCAGAAAATGATTTCATAACATTAGTTGCTACATTTTGAGTAGAATCCATATTATATTATATAAATAAAAATAATAAATTATTAGTAAAATATGGTATTAATTATTACTCCTTAAAAATAAAAGTGGGGAGTAAAATTACTTAGAAATATATTTATATATAATATAATGCCCAAAATTTGTGAACACGAAAACTGTCGTAAATATGCCAACTATGGAGAATTTTTTGGAAAACCATTAAGATGTAAAGAACATAAAGGAGAGTATAGATTAGTTAGTCAATTGTGTAATAATCAAACTTGTTCAAAAATATCTTCTTATAATTTTGACGGACAATCTGCTAAATATTGTGTTGAACATAAAGAAGAAAATATGATATTAGTAAGAGGGAAATTTTGTAAATTTAAAGATTGTAAAAAGCTTCCACATTATAATTATATAAATGAAAAGAACCCTATATACTGTGGACAACATAAAATAAATGGTATGGTTAATATTGTTGTCAATAAATGTATATTTGATAGATGTACAACAATTCCAACTTACAATTATTTTAATGAAAAAACTCCAATATATTGCAACGTTCATAAACTTGATAATATGATTGATATTAAACACTTAAAATGTTTAGAAATTAATTGCAACATAAGACCAAATTATAATTTTAAGTCTGAAAAAAAAGGAGTTTACTGTGTAAAACATAAATTACAAGATATGATAGACGTAACACATAAAATGTGCTCCTTTACAAATTGCTATACCAGAGCAACTAATGGTTATATAGATATCAATATTCCTACTCATTGCGTTATTCATAAACTTGATAAAATAGTTAATTTAACAGACAAAAAGTGTAAAGCAAACTATTGTTTAGGAACTCTTGCTAATTCTAAATATAAAGGATATTGTGCTCCTTGTTACCAACAACTATTTCCAAATGATCCTTTAACATTACAAATACGCTCAAAAACAAAAGAAATTGCTGTAAGAGATTTTATTAATATAAATTTTGATGGATTTCAACATGATAAACCTTTATGGTCAGGAAATTGTGATTGTTCTAATAAACGAAGAATAGATCATCGTAAACTTATTGGAAATACATTGCTATGTGTCGAAACTGATGAAAACCAACACAAAAGCTATAATGAATCTGATGAGGAAATTCGTTATGATGACTTATATATGTTACACGGAGGAAAATTTATTTTTATTCGTTTTAATCCAGATAAATTTAAGAATAAAGATGGTAAAAATGTAAATCCTATGGTATATACAAGATTACCTGTATTAAAAGAAGAAATTAACAAACAAATAAAAAGAATTGAAAATAATGAAAATAATGAACTATTAGAAATCATAAAATTATATTATGACGAATAAAGAATTAAATATATTATTATATATTATAAAAATATGGCAGGCGGCTTGATGCAATTAGTTAGTCAGGGGCAACAGAATATAGTACTCAACGGAAATCCAACAAAATCTTTTTTTAAAGCAACTTATCATCAATACACAAATTTTGGTTTACAGAAGTTCAGATTAGATTATGAAGGGTCAAAAACTTTACGTCTTTCAGAGGAGTCTACATTTACATTTAAAGTGAAACGTTATGCTGATCTTTTAATGGATTGCTATTTATCTGTAGCACTACCAAATATTTGGAGTGGAATTTTACCACCACAGCAAATTACAGAACAAACAACTTCTCAAGGTCTAGGAAATATTGAACAATGGGCACCTTATGAATTTAAGTGGATAGAAAATATTGGAGCCAAAATGATAGCAAAAATTAGTATTACATGTGGTAATTATACACTACAAGAATATTCTGGAGATTATTTATTAGCTGTAGTTCAACGTGATTATAATGGTAGCAAACGTGATTTGTTTAATAGAATGATTGGACAAGTTCCGGAATTAGTTGACCCAGCTAATGCTAATTCTCGTGTTAACTCATATCCAAATGCTTATTACACTGGAGATTTAGCCGGACCAGAACCATCTATACGAGGACGCATTTTATACATACCATTAAATAATTGGTTTGGATTAAAATCACAGATGGCATTTCCATTAACATCCTTACAATATAATGAATTACATATAAATGTTACATTCAGACCAATAAATCAATTATGTGTTATACGTGATGTGTTTGATGCAACTAATAATTATCCGTACGTTTCTCCTAACTTTAATTTATGGTATATGCAATTTTTTCGTTTTTTACAACCACCACCAGATGTATCAATTGATATTGATTCATATTCTGACCAAAGAACATTATGGAACGCAGATATTCATTTAAATTGTACATATTGTTTTCTATCAAACGATGAAGAGAGATTATTTGCACTTCAAGAGCAAAAATATTTAATTAAACAGGTTCATGAAAGAATTTTTACAAATGTAACTGGACCAAATAAAATAGAATTAGATTCATTAGGTATGGTTTCAAATTGGTTATTTTATTTTCAACGAAGTGATGCTAATTTACGTAATGAGTGGTCAAATTATACTAATTGGCCCTATAATTATTTACCATTGAATGTTATACAAGCACCTACAACTGGACCATATACAATTTATAGAACAATTAATAATGTATTAACTCCAGTAGAGATAGGACCAGGTGTAAATCCAGATGGAACACTAACTGGACTCGTTATTAATCAAACATATAATCCTCAAAATGAAAAAATGATTCTTGTTGCAATGGGAATTTTATTAGATGGTTCTTACAGAGAAAATATACAACCTGCAGGAGTGTTTGATTTTATTGAGAAATATGTAAGAACAACTGGAAACGCACCTCCTGGATTATATTGTTATAATTTTAGTGTTCATTCAAATAATTCAGATTTACAGCCATCAGGTGCAATAAATATGAGTAGATTTAATCAGATTGAATTAGAATTTACAACAATCATTCCGCCATTAGACCCATTGGCGCAAAGTTTAACAATTTGTGACCCGGAAACAGGTTCAATAATAGGTGTAAATAAACCAACCTGGAGAATTTATGATTATAATTTTGATTTACATTTGTTTGAAGAAAGAATTAATGTTGTGAACTTTATAGGTGGAAATGTAGGATTAATGTATGCTACTTAATTATAGGGACACCCCGTACGCTCCCTTTTATACTATTTCTTTAAATTAAAAAATATATTATTTAATTTTTAATTTAAAGACGCATTTAAATTTTGAGTTGGAACTGATGAATTTGATGCCGGTGGAGTTGTCTCAAAAAATTGTCCCGTTAATGATACTGTCATTGGATATTTTGCCTCATAATATGGCATTTTACTTTTTGAAGCTATTGGAATCGCATTTGAAATACCTTCTGTATATTCATCAGCTGATTCTCTTTTCTTATTATATAACTGTAATCCTTTATTAAAAGAATCTGTCCATATATCTAAGCCTTGATATGGCACTGTTAATTGCGCATCCTTTGAACCTGGATATATTTGAGCAAAATCAGCATTATGATTATCATAACCAGTTGTTAATGGACTATATTGTAAACCTAAATTTTGACTTAATTTACCAGCATTATCATATGGCATCACTTCCGCTGTTGTACATGCGCTTTGTGGAGTGGGACCTGGATTACAACCATAACAATCTATATCTGATGTACATTGCTCTCTTGTTAGTAAACATTGCGATTTTGGACCACAAAAGTTTTTACAACTTACTGGATCATTTATCGGTAAATTAACTGTATGACTATATAATGGTGAATTTATATCATTATAGTCTATTACAGCATCTTTTGGATATGGAACTATCTTTTGTGAATACTTTTCAAAATCAGTTAATCCTTCTTTTACACTACAAAAATTATTCAATACATTTGTTCCATATTTTATTACTATCCAAAATAAAAATAAACTAACAAGTGTGTAAATAATTGTATATTTATAATCTAATTTCATATATATACAATACATATTTTATTTTATTCTTGATTCAATTGAGCTTAATCTACTTTCTATTGAGTTCAATTTATTTATTGTTTCATTGTGCCGTACTGTTTGTTTATAATAACTATGTAAATCAGCACCTACATAATATCCAATAAAATAACATAAAGTTGAATATATTACTGTTGTCGTTACTGGTTCCATTTTTCACAAGTTTATGAATATATATCTACATTATATCTAAATTATTTCAATTCATTTATATTCTCTATCATCACATCTAGACAATTGTCATCAAATAAATAACGAATCACAAAGTTTACAAATGGACGGACAGTTACTTTCTTTTCTACTACTAGTCGTAACAATTCTTCCTTTTTGTCGTTATCATAACTTTCATGAAATGATAGAAATCTTTCCAATTTTCCTCTAAAAATTTCAATTGTTGGGAATTCAAACTTATACTTTGCACTCATTCTATTAATCAAAGCATCTACACAGAAAATTGATGCAGCATTATTTGCGGTAAAGAAACGAACAGTATCTCCTTTATCATCAAATCCATCAAGTGAATTCAAAATTTGACTCATCACAGTATCAACCTTGTCTACAACAAGGAATCTATCAAAATCTTCAAACAATAATAATTTTATCTTACACTCGCTTTGAACTGATACATTTGGACTTAGAATAGAACTAATATTATTAATAGTTACATTCCCAGCGTTCACAATAAATACACTACAACCTAATTTAGATGCGATTGCCTTGATCATAGATGTTTTACCTGTTCCAGGAGGTCCGTACAATAAATAATTAATGCTTCTAACCTCTCCAAGACTTTTCAAGAATGTCGTATATTTAATGTGATTTTTAATATCTTTTTCAATTTGTGAAATATAATCATCGCATCCAAATATATCCTTATCAGCATTCTTTGTTCCATATTGATCTACAAGCTTCCAACCATTTCTTGGACAATATCTATAAACAGGATTTGTAATTTCTTTAATCTTTGAATTATCTTTTTCCAATATTTTCTTTTGTAACTCAAAATAATCCTCTTGAGTTTTGAAATGTAAATACATATAACCATTTTTATGTTGATTATGAATCCAAATCATAATACTTTCTATACTATAAAATCCTGTTGATGGAATTGCACTATTTCCACCAGCATCTTCCATAACACTATTTAATTTCCAATACTTACAAATACCGTGTAATATATTAGAATTTGTAATACAACACTTTAACATAAAATCATATCCAAATGGAACATTGGTATGTGTAACTGTTAATGTTCCATATTTTGCATCATTTAATGTTAAATCAGATTTTATTTCTGATTTAACAATAGTATCTTTGATATTTGACTCTAAAGGTGCTTCCATTTTCTATTATTTATTGTTTTATACCTAAGTTGTTTATATAAATCATTTTTTAAACTGCTACAAAATATGTTCTCTCGGGCATTTCTTCAATACATTTGGCACCAATATAGGTACAAGTGCTTCTTAAACCTCCTAAAAAGTCTTGAACAGTGTTCTCTAGAGGACCCTTGTAAGGAACCTTAACAACAGCACCTTCAGATGACCTATATGTTTCCATTTTTCCAAAATATTTTTCCATTGCATGTTTAGAACTCATACCATAAAACATCTTGAAATGTTGTCCATTTTCTTCAATTATGTCTCCCGGATTTTCATCATGTCCAGAAAATATTCCGCCTGCCATAACAAAGTCGGCACCTGCTCCAAAAGCCTTTGCCATATCTCCTGGATATTTAATTCCTCCATCGGACATTATATATGCTCTGTAACCTACTTCTCTTAAGGCTTTACACATTGCTGCACATTCTTTTACTGAATGTAGTTGAGGACGTCCAACACCAGTCTGTCTTCTAGTTAGACACGCACTACCAGAACCAATACCAATTTTTACTATATCTACACCTGCTTTACAAATTAAATTATTTACCATTTCTGGAGTTACTACATTTCCAGCAACAATTATTTTATCTGGATATAATTGTCTAATTCTTTTACAAAAATCAACAAAACAATCCATGTATCCATTTGCTACATCAATACATATCCATTTACAATTTGTATATAATACAATTTCTTTCAAATTTTTAAAGTTTTCGTCGGTAATTCCAGTTGTTACCATAAAATATTCAGGATCTAATTCAATACCAGACTTTACAGCATTGATATAATCTTGAACTGTATAAAATTTATTTAGAGCTGTTAACATTTTATGTTTTTTTAAGGAATCGTATACTTTGAATGTTCCAGTTGTATCCATATTAGCAGCTACAATAGGAATTCCAGTCCATTTTTTAATAAATTTTTTCTCTTCATAATCTTCATCATCGCTGTTATCTTGGTCTGTCATATTAACAAAATCCATTGTTCTTTCTAGGATAACTTGACTTCTTGAAGATAATGAGCTGGGTTGTGGTAATATAAGAACATCGTTAAAATCTAATTCTTTTGCTATAAAGTCTTCCATGGTGCAACTATATTATTAACAGATTAAATGTTTATATTATTTATCTTATTTATATTAAATAAAATATAAGATAAATTACAAGAATTTAATATATATTTATTATAACTAATGTCTACAACTGAAGATACAAGCTCTATTGATGAAAAAAAAGCCGAAGAATCTGGAACTTCTACTACTTCCCCTGATTTTAAAGGTTTTGTTTCTAATTATTTATCAAGTATTATTTTTACTATAGGTATATCTATTTTTATTATTGGAGGACTTGGTTTATATACAACTAAAGTTGCTCAATCTAATATTTTACCTGATAATATTGAATTAGCACCATATACTATTTTTGATCGGGTAGTTAAAGATACTACTATTGATATGAATGTTATGAGACCATCATTTTTTTCTGACAATAAAGAAACTTTATCACAAAAAGCTATATTTAATTCTAAGGAATATTTAGACAGTTTTAATAAGAGTTTTTTATGTTCTTTAAAAAACTCTGCTGACCCAAATGCTGGATTATTTGCTAATGCTCCATTGTACTTCTCATTTGTTTATGATAATTTGGTTGCTAAAAATTTTCTCGCTATTAATACCATTTTCTTTTATTTAAGCTATCTTCCTGAATCATTAATTATGCTTTTATACGGATTGTTTGGTATATTCCTGTGGATGGGATTATATGTTTTTAATGTTTGTATTAGTATTTTTTACCATATTATAAATATTCCACAATTATTCCGAACAGTATCTGAACAAAATGATAAACAATGGGAATCTATAGAAAGTATAAGTTTTATTAGATTTATGAAATTTATATTATTTTTCTTTTTATGGATGCCTGTGGGAGCATTATCAGCTTTTATTATGCCAGCATTTTTTACACTTTATGGATTAATTTCTCCTCTATTTTCCAACTATGATATTAAAAATGGTAAAAATGGAAATAATGTTGGAAACTTCTTGTATGATACCCTGGTTTATAAAAAATTTTTATTCTTCATTCTTGCTACACTAAGTTTGTTTACAAATGGAATAAAATATTTAGGTACTAATTCTATAATTGGTATTATAGTAGCAGTTATTTTTGCTTATTTTATGGGATTATATACAAATGAAATGCCAGACTCAGGAGTTGATGGTTTTAGTTTTAAAATTAAACAAAATTTGAAACAGGCTTCAGTTGCTGATATTGACCTTGATAATCCAAAATTAGTTGAAATATGTCAACGTATTCCTATTGATGATGAAAAAATGGAAAAAATAATTCAAAGAGGTCAAAGAAGAACACTAACAAAACCTAAGGAAGTAGGTGGAAATGTTGATGATGTAGAAGAGCAAGAAAATATTCCTTTGGCAACTGTAGTTCCTGAACCAAGTGCTCCACCTATTTCTCAAAAAATTATGGAACCAAATGCTCCACTAAATTCTCAAAAAAACATTGAACCAAGTGCTCCAACTATTTCTCAACTTAATTCTGAAACAGGTTCTCAACAAAATTCTCCTCCTGCTCCGCGTTTAGAAACTTTACAAAATGATTTAAATAAATTAGAGAGTCAACTTTCTAATTCAATGAAAAATATTGATAGTACGCAAGACTCATACCGTCACTACGCTTTAGAAGCAAAACTTAAACCTCAAATAGACGAGCTTAAAGAAGAAATACAAAAACTTACTCAAGGTCAACCTCAATCAGGAGGCAGAAAGCAAAAACACCCAAATTACAATAAAAAATATAATATTAGATGGACTTAAACAATCAACGAATAAACTATTTAAATATAAAATGATTTATATTTAAATATGGGTAAAAATAAAAAAAATAAATCAAATAAATCTACATCTCTACCACTTGTTAGTTTATGTACTCCAACATTTAATAGAAGACCATTTATTCCTTTTATGATTAAATGTTTTCAACATCAAACATATCCAAAAGATAGAATTGAATGGATTATTATTGACGACGGTACTGATCCTATTGGAGATCTTGTAAACGATATTCCACAAGTTAAATATTTTTATTATGAAGAAAAAATGCTTCTTGGTAAAAAAAGAAATCTAATGCATACCAAATGTTCAGGTGATATCATTATTTATATGGATGATGATGATTACTATCCACCAGAACGTATTTCACATGCAGTTGAAACATTACAACAAAATCCAAAATTTTTGATTGCAGGTTCTTCCGAAATGCATATTTACTTTGATTCAAGAAATGCTGTGTTTCAATGTGGTCCATATAAACCATATCATTCTACTGCTGCAACGTTTGCATTTAAAAAAGAATTATTGTCTCAAACAAGTTATGATGATGAAATTGCTCTGTCAGAAGAAAATAAATTTACAAAAGGATATACTATACCTTTGATACAACTTAATTCATTAAAATCTATCTTAGTATTTTCTCATAAGCATAATTCTTTAAATAAAGAAAAATTACTTGAGCATCCAGAACAAACAAAAACCATTCCATCTCCTTATACAGTTGATGATTTTGTGAAAGACCCGGTTTTAAAACAGTTTTATATGTATGATATGAATAATGTTTTAGAGCAGTACGAACCTGGAAGACCAGAACATAAACCAAAACTATTAGAACAAATGAAAAAAATGGAAGAAGAAAGGGCTAAACGATTAGAAGATCATAATAAAATGTTACAAGCTCAACAGAAATTATTATCATTTTATAATCCTGTTAATAAAGATATTGAAACTATGCGTAACGAATATGAGAAAAAAATATCAGATAAAAATTTATTAATAAATCAGCTTCTTAAAAAAGTTAGAGAACTAACAATTGAAATGGAAGAACTTAAACTTAAATCTACAAAATAATATAATTATATAATTATTTCTTTACTTTATTTTTTTATTCTAAACAAGAAATTCCATATACTCTTCTAAATCCATATCCATTTCATTAGCTAAACGCATTAATCTAGCAGGATGCAACACATAAGAGACCAGCTCTCGTGCGAATTCTTTACACTGGTCTCGCATTTTTTTGTGGTTCAGAGGAGCAAACAAATGAACTGCATTTCGATTTTTAGATAAACCACACCAATTTATTTTATCAGGCTTTTGTTCTAAAAGATGAATAGCATTTGGGTTACTAGATAAATTATTCCAATTGATTCTATCAGGATACTTTTCTAGCAAATGAATAGCATTTGGGTTACTAGATAAATTATCCCAATTAATTTTATCAAGATTTTGTTCTAACAAATGAATAGCACCTGGATTTCTAGATGCCCCACGAAAATTAATTCTATCAGGGTATTTTTCTAATAAATGAATAGCATTTCGATTACAAGATAATCCCTGCCAATTAATTTTATCAAGATTTTGTTCTAAAAGATGAATGGCGTTTGGATTTCTAGATAATTCGTTCCAATCAACGTTATCAAGATTTTGTTCTAATATATAAATAGCACGTGGATTTCTAGATGCCCAACTAAAATTAATTCTGTCAGGGTATTTTTCTAATAAATGAATCGCATATGGATTGCTACATAACCAATCGAAATTAAATTTATGTAAATTTTTTTCTAATATATGAATCGCGTATAAATTAGAAGATAATCCCCACCAATCAATGTTATCAGGGTATTTTTCAATTATATGAATTGCTTTTCGATTAATATTAATGAAGTACCAATCAATTTTATCAATGTTATCTTCGAATAAATGAACTGCATTTGTGTTAGAAGATAATTGTTCCCAATTGATAGAAGGATGTAAATTATAAACTGGTTTAAACATCTTGATTCAGTATTATAAATTGAATTACTCACCTTGGTTCAGTATGTATTTATTTAGATTAAAAATATATTAAACCACTTT